AAGCCGGCAACACACTGGTCGATTCCCAGGGCGATACCATCTCGCCGCATGAGCTGGAGAAGGCCGCATACGACTTCGTGCTCGAGGTCCGCAAGGCCGGCGAGATGCACCAACGCGTCGACGGGATTGGCACAATGGTGGAATCTGTTATGCTAACCCTCGAGAAGCAGGCTGCAATGGGCATACCAGAGGGATCGGTTCCCGAGGGATGGTGGGTAGGATTTAAGGTAGCGCAGGACGTCTTCGATAAAGTGAAGTCCGGCGAATACACTATGTTCAGCATTGGCGGACGGGGAATAAGGAGCGACTACGATGGCGAGTAAGAAATCAAAGCTGACAGACCTACGGCTGGGCGAAGTATCGGTAGTCGACCGCGGATCCAACGGCGGATCCCATATCATGCTCATCAAGCGCCATGATGATGCAATGCTTGACATAGATATCGATGCTGTGGGAAAAAGCGCCTATCAGGAATGGAAGGCAGCTAACCCAGGGAAGGAAATCAGCGATATGCCAGGTGAGGTGAGAAAGCAGGATGCAGGAAGGATCACCGACCTATGGCTGCTGATACATCCAGATGCAACAATAAGCGATCTCCCCGATGTATTGAAGGCGGAGACATTTGATGCTCTAATGGCCGCCAGAGAGAACGAGCAGGATATTTGGGACAAGATATACGTCCTGCAAGACTCGTTAATGAGTATCCTCCGTGATGAGAACATAGAGGACAAGCAGGCAGCAGCAGCAGAATCGCTACTGCAATTCCACCAGGCTATGCTTGGATCGATTACAAAAATGAAGGACGGAGGTGAACCAATGGACGATTTACAGAAATTGCAGAAGGCGTTCGATGACCTGAAGGCATTATATGACGCAGCAGTACTGGCAAATACTACCCTGCAGGAGCAGGTAGATGCACAGGCCGGTAACACCGACGACGGCGGTATCGACAAATCAGCATTGCCGGAAGCCGTCCAGAAGGTCCTCGACGACCAGGCAACACAGCTGGCAGCCCAAGGTGATGTCATCACCAAGATGCAGGATGAAGCCATGACAGCCGAGTTTATTGCCAAGGCAGGAAAACTGAACAAGCTGCCAGTCGATACCGCCGTGCTGGGTGACATCATGAAAACTGCCAAGAAGGCATTCACCGACGAACAATACACCACGTTCGAAAGCATGCTGAATGCAGCCCATGAGGCCCAGAGCAATGTCTTCAAGGAACTCGGTTCAGACGGATCAGATAGCGGCAGCGCACTGGACCAGCTGAATGCCCTGGCGAAGACAATCAGCGAAGCCGATGGCATCACCATCGAGAAGGGTTTCACTGAGGCAATGAAGCGCAACCCTAACCTCCGCGATCAGTACAAGGTAGAGCGTCGGTCGGGCCAGCCAGCACAGCACTAATAGGACTGGCTGAACAGCACCAGAGTTAACGAGTAAAAGGTACGGCCTAACAGGGCGGTAAACTTAAGGATAGAGCGGAGGGAAGGACCATGTCATACGAAGTACCACTATTTCAGCCAGCAGGATTGGTAGCAACGGCGGTAAGCCTGGCAACTAAGCAGTTCTTCTGCGTCCGACAGAGCACATCAGATAACGCGGTCGAGCTGTGCGATACCGACGGCGAACTGATCCTGGGCGTAGTACAGAACAAGCCAGCAGCCAACGCTGCAGCCAACATTATGATGGCCGGCGTCACCAAGGTAGAAGCAGCTGAGACACTGACTGCCGGCGACCATTGGGGCGTAGGCGCAGCCGGATCGGCCAAGAAGGTCGAGGCGACAGTAACAGGCGCGGACGTCGGCGATTATGTAGCTGGCGTAGTTCTGGAAGGGGCGGCAGCGGGCGAGCTCGCAACCGTGACGATCGGCGTACATACGTATCGCGTAGAAGCTCAGTAATTTCGTAGGCTCGCCTGGCGAGACGGAACGAACAGATAATAATTAAGCAGGGAGGAAGTACCAATGCCACAGCCAAACGTATCAGACGTCCATGTAGACACGGCGCTAACGAATATCAGTGTCGCGTACATGCAGGACGCAAATAGCTTCGTAGCGGGGCGAGTATTTCCAACCGTTCCAGTCGACAAGCAATCCGACGTGTACTACACCTACACCAAGGGCGACTTCCGACGCGATGAGGTCAAGCCACGCGCACCAGGCACTGAATCAGCCGGCGGCGGCTTCAATGTCAGCACGGCTTCTTACAGCGCCGAGATTTATGCCTACCACAAGGACATCCCTGATCCAGTTCGTGCGAACACAGATCCAGCGATCGATCCAGACGAGGATGCCTCTCGCTACCTGACGCAGCTTTTCTTGATCAACCGCGAGATCAAGTGGACCAGCGACTTCTTCGCGCTGAGTATCTGGGACACCGACGTTGTCGGCGCAACAGACTTCACCCAGTGGGATGATGCAGCATCGGATCCCGAGGCGGATATCGAAACCGGCAAGGCGGCCATTCTCCTGGCAACAGGCTATGAGCCAAACACGCTGACAGTCGGCTACCAGGTCCACCAGGCCCTGAAACGCCACCCACTGGTAACGGAGCGATTCAAATACACCAGCCCCGACTCGATCACCGAGCAGATGCTGGCGCGATTCTTTGAAATCGACCGCTACATGGTATCGAAGGCCAGCTACAACACGGCCAACGAGGGTGCCGCGGCAGACGCTAATGCTTTCATCGCAGGCAAGAATGCGCTGCTGACATACGTCGCACCGACGCCAGGACTGTTAACGCCATCAGCGGGTTACACATTCGCATGGCGCGGACTGACCGGCGCCAGCAACGTGGGTGTAGCGATCAGCTCATTCCGCATGCAGCAGCTGAAGTCTGATCGCGTCGAGGGCGAGTTCGCATACGACCACAAGGTCGTGAGCACGGACCTGGGCTACTTCTACTCAGCCGCGGTCAGCTAAGATGAAACGTAACATAGCCAGCAAGGGCGAGCATGGAGGTCGAGCAATCCGTCGGTTACGATTGCTCGGAGAGGCCATAGCTGCAGGGGCGGACATCCCAGGGAAGATACTCCTGGAAGTCCCTCTCCGGCAGCGGCTCGCCCTTGAAGGCGGCGGTTACGTTAAGTTTTATGACCAGGCTGCGGGAAGCAAGCCGAACAAGGACGAGAGCACCGGTAAGAAGGCAGCTACGAAGGCGACACCGAAGCCAAAGACAGCAGTAAAGAAAAAGGCAACGGCGAAGCGTAAGAGCGGCGTGAAGGCCGGCAACTCCAAAAAGAAGTCTACGCCACGGGCAGCGCGAGTTAAGCGCCAGGCCGCGACGTAACAGCCGGAGGAAAGGCGAATGAGTAAGCGACCATTAGTATCGCGCAGCAGGGGAGCCGTAGGCAGTGACAGCGGCATATACATCGGCAATGACGTCTGGTTATTCACCGTAACCGGAGCACTGACAGATGGCGCAGCGGGTGACGGAGCAGGCTGGGCAGGAAAAGGCTCACAGGCTATCCGTACCGACACCGGCGCTCCATTCAAGAACACCGGCACGAAGGCCAGCCCTACCTGGGTAGCTGTATAAGCCCACCAGATAAAGAGGGCCTGACCAATGCCACCACCAATTGCACGAACATATGTCGTCGACGGGAATCTGAAAGCCCTTGGATACGAGCAGGTCACCGGCCTGACAGCAGCCAAGACCCTCACCATTCCAACGGGAGCCAGGGTAGTAGCGCTGCAGGCGCAGGACCAGGATATCCGATGGAGAGACGACGGGACCGATCCGACCGCCACCGTAGGTATGATCCTGATAGCAGGCGACCGACCATTCCTCTACAACGGCAACGATCTGACTGCGCTCAGTTTTTTCGAGGCAGCAGCGACCGCGATCCTCAACGTCACGTACTACTCGTAAGGCCAGCCGATGCGATCAGGCCTCGTCAGCGGGTTATCAGTACGCAGCCAGGGTAAAAGCTCATTATTGGCCGGCGGAGGCGGAGGCGTTCCATACGTAGCCTCAGCCACCAACTTCGACGGCACCAACGATTACATACAACGCACCCTAACATCAGCGGTCGACGGATCATTAGGGACGCTGTCCTTCTGGATGAACCTGAATGGCGGGGACGGCGGCGAGCAGTTTATCTTTAGAATCAACGGCGGAACAAGTTACATCTATAGGACCGCAGCCAATAAAATAAATATTTACCTCGGTGATAATGGCGCGGCACTCAAGGTCGGGGATACCGGCGCGACATCGCTGACAGCGGCATCCGGATGGGCACACATCCTGGCGTCATGGGACGTATCATCAGGAACAACACTTTTCGATTGGTACATCAATGACGTACAGGAACTGAGCGGAGCCCAGACCGTTAACTCTGGGTTAATCGATTATGACGGAGCAGACTTAACGATCGGAGCCAGACAGAACGGAACACTTAAGCTAAACGCATGCATCTCAGAATTCTACTTTCACCAAAACCACTACCTGGATTTATCGGTCGTCGAGAACCGCCGGAAATTTATAACAGCCGGAGGAGCACCGGTCGATCTAGGGCCAACCGGATCACTGCCCACATCATCGCAACCGATCATATATCTGCCTAATCCATTTGGGACATTCGAGCAGAACGCAGGATATGATGGCGACTTCACAGTGATCGGCGCCCTAACAGAATGCGCGTCGGCGCCAGCGTAGGAGACGATCATGCCATTCAAGGGTAGAGACATGCTGCTGAAGATCGCCGACGGGATATCGCCACCGACGTTCACCACGGTAGCGGGCCTGCGGACGAACACCCTGTCAGTAAACAACGAGACGGTTGACGTAAGCACCGACGACGACGTTCCATGGCGCCAGCTAATGGCAGACACCGGCATGCGATCGGTATCGACCAGCGCCGGCGGAGTCTTCAAGGACGAGGCCACCATCAACGAGATGGAGAACCTATCGATTACCGGAGACAGCGTGGAGCTGCAGCTGGTGTTCGGAAACGGGGACATGATCCAAGGCGTATTCCAGCTAACCAGCTTCGAGCACGGCGGGGAACACAACACCGAACAGACATACACGATCTCCATCGAGAGCAAAGACATCTGCAGCCTGATAAGGGCATAACGCATGGCTCGCAGGGGCAGAGATATCCTGATCAAACTCAGCGACGGCCTGTCGCCACCGACATTCACGACAGTTGGCGGAATGCGGACGAAGACGATCACCATCGATAACGAAACGGCGCAGACCACATCCAAGGACGAGGAAGGGTGGCTGGCCGCGATGGAGGATACCGGCAACCGGTCGATGAACGTCACCGGCCAGGGGATATTCAAGGACGATGCCACGGTAAAAGCATTCGAGGCCCTGGCCATCACCGGCAACGCCCAGGAGATGCAATTCGTATTCGGCAACGGAGACGGCATCCAGGGTGTGTTCCTGGTGGAATCGTTCGAGCACAGCGGAGAGCACACCGACGCGCAGAACTATGCGATGACACTCCAGAGCGGAGCACAGGACCCTGGGCAGGGCCTTGCCGGAGGATCGGCCTTCCAGTTCATCCGTGGATTATATCCGGACCCAGAAGCCCCAGCGCCGGAGGCTCCATCGGTACCGGTACACGTACCAAACACCGTCTCTGTTTCCAACGGGCCATACATGACAGCCGGCGTCACATCATTCCCTGCGTCCAGCTATAAGGGCACGCTTTCATTATGGTTAAGGAAGGGAACCAGCATATATCGCCAGATCGAGCACTCGACATCGATCGATATGAACATATCAAATAGCCTCCAGATGATATTGAAGGGGACAACAGCAGCCACCGTATTAGCGATGAGAACAAATACATCGGTACCACTCGGATCATGGGCCCACGTCATGATGTCCTGGGATCTGACGATAGGAGCCACCCACGTATACCTCAACGATGCGAGCGCAAAAGACACCTACATATTGACGGCGAACCCAGTCAAGTGGAATTGGAACACCCTCTACCATTTCTCGACATTCGGGGCGAGCCAGAAGTTTATAGGCTGCATGGCCGATTTCTATCTGAACATGGATGAATATATCGACTTAAGCGTGGAGGCCAACCGGAGGCTATTCATCACCGCGGCAGGTGATCCGGTAGACCTCGGAGCCGATGGATCAAACCCAACCGGAAGCCAGCCTGCTATAATGCTGCAGGGCGAAGGGAACGCATTCAATATTAACAGCGGATACGGACCTAACTTTGCAATAAACAATGGGCCAATGGCATCCTGCAGCACCGAACCATAGGACGACGAGATGGCATTTAAAGGACGAAACATACTCATCAAGATCAGCGACGGGCTATCACCTGGCACGTTCACGACGATCGGTGGCATCCGCTCGAAGACCATAACCGTCAACAACGAGACCACGGACATCACCACCAAGGACGATTCCGCATGGCGCGTGCTCATGGCCGACACGGGAATCCGGTCGATCTCGGCATCCGGAAGCGGGATCTTCAAGGACGATGCAGCGATCAACGCCATGGAGAACCTGGCATTCAACGGAGCAGCCCAGGAATTCCAACTGGTGTTCCCGAACGGAGACGGTCTCCAGGGGATCTTCCAGGTCGCCAGCTTCGAGCACGCAGGCGAGCACGTCGATGCCCAGACCTACTCGATCACCCTCGAGGCAGCTACCCAGGATCCAGAAGCAGGGTTAGCAAGCAACGGATCGCCGGTATCATTTATCCGTGACCTGACAGCCCCAGCCTAGACAAGAGCATTAATTGCATTGACAATAGGCGCCACAGCAGCAGGAGCACAACGCAATGACATGGACCTATACCGACCCATCAACCAGCGATAGAGATGCGGTACGATTCCTCGTCGGCGATACCGATACTAGCGATCAACAAGTAACAGATGAGGAGATCGCCTACGCCATATCCAGCGAGGGCAGCGTCAAGACCGCAGCGGCATTCGTCTGCAGGACCATCGCCGCGAAATACGCGAGATTCGTTGACAAGAGCGTCGGCGACCTAAAACTCAGCTATAGCCAGCGCCAGACGGCATATATTAAACTGGCCGAGAAGTTCGAGTCTGATTCATCGATATCCAACGCAGCACCATACGCCGGCGGGATCAGCAGAGCCGATAAGGAAACCGTGGAGACCGATGACGATCGCGTGGACCCACGATTCCGGCGCGGCATGCAGGAGCACAAGGGTACGCTGACAGAGGAAGACAAAGCTGACATCTGTAACGACTAGGGACCAGCCGGCATGTTCAAATACCTATACAGCTGCATCAATCGATTGCCACGACCACATGGCGGAGCATCTCTGCGAACAGAATATGCAGACGGGGTAACAATCGATGCCCGTCATCGGCTGCGGGTATCTCAGCCGAACGACATCCATGAGTCGAAGTTTATATACAACGAGCACGATCGCCAGATCTGGGAGCCCATACTGGTAGGAGGAGGAACGATAAGCCATTCGGCAAATGACTCAACCGTCGAGCTGGCCGTAGGGACGGCAGACGCCGATTCGGCAATACATCAGACCCACCAGTATTATTCCTATGTGTCTGGGCGTAGCTTTCAGATCGAATGCAGCCAGACCTTTGCAGCTGGCAAAGCGAACCTCATCCAGCGGGTAGGATATTTCGACGACAACAACGGGATATTCATGGAGCTGAATGGCACCACGCTAAACCTTGTACTCCGGAGCAGCACATCCGGATCAGTGGTCGATACCAAATATCCGCAGTCCTTATGGAACCTGGACAGGCTCGACGGCTCGAAAATCGAGATGACGAACCCGAGTCTAACGACACTTGACATCACCAAGGCGCAATCATTACTCATTGATTTTCACTACAGCGGCATAGGCCGGATCCGGTTCGGATTCGATATCGGCCACGATAATATCTATGTGCATGAAATCATAAACGCCAACGTAATCGAAACGGCATTCATGGCCACGCCAAACCTTCCATTGAGACTGGAGATCGTCAACAACGGAGCAACGGACAGCGCATCGACGATGAGGCAGATCGGATCGAACATCGTCAGCGAGGGAGCGAACGCGCAACCAGGGATAGCCTTCGGAGTATCGAACGGAATCGTCACGAGATCGATATCAGTCAGAACGCCGATAATAGTATTACGGCCACTAGCGACCTTCGATGGGCATGTGAACCGCATCGTAACGCGGCTACAAGACCTGGAAATTATTACCGATGCCGATTGCTACGTGGAGGTAATTCACTTCCATGACCCAACATCCTTCACCAACGGAACATGGAATCCAGTCGACGTGAAAAACAGCTCGGTCGAGTTCTCGGTCAATACCACAGCAATCGTAGGTGGCGACGCCCACTTGATAAAGCCTGGTTACGCCACAGCAGCTGCGGCCAACAAGAATAACCTGACATTGATTTATATCGGAGAGCTGGCATCACACTACGACATCCATCGCAATGCCGACAACACCAACGCATCAGCAATAGCGATATACATGACACCGTTCACCGGAACAGCCGAAGTTTCTGTGGCGGCTCAATTCAAGGAACTTTATTGATATGGGCATCGAGGACTGGAGCGGCCTATTCCCGCAGAGCATCACCCACGCGGAATTCGCGGGACGGGATGAATATGGCACACCGGCCTATGGCAGCCCAGCCAGCTACAGCGCCAGGATCGTAGCGAAGCAGACCCTGGTCAAGAAGGCCGACGGATCGGAAGCCCTGGCGAAATCGATCGTCTGGATCCTGGGCACGCCAACGCTGACCACTGAGGACGAGATCACATTGCAGGATGGGAGTACTCCACCAATCCTAATGGTCGAGCACTTCCCAGATGCAGACGGCGACCACCACAGCAAGGCATACCTGGGATGACCATCAGCCTCAAGATAAAGCGATCGGCAAATCTGATGCAGGCCCTGACCAGAGTAAGTAATAACGGAATCAAGGCGATCGAGGCATCCCTGTACCAGGAAGGGGAAGCGATCATGACCGAATCCAAGAACATCGTGCCGGTCGACATAGCCAACCTGAAAGACAGCGGCCACGTATCACCACCGAAGACAGCCGGCAACCGGACGACAATCGAACTCGGGTACGGCGGACCTGCAGCGCCATATGCTATATTCGTCCATGAGGATATGACGGCCCAGCACACCAGCGGGCAATCGGCCAAATACCTATCGATACCATTTAACAAGCGCAAGCGCGGATTCGGATCGAAGCTGGCGCAACGGATCAGGGCAGCACTATGATACTTGACGACATCGGCACAGCACTGGAATCGGCCTCGGTAGTAGGCGGAGCCACCGGATGGACCCTGTACAAGTCCTATATGCCAGACAGCCCAGACACATCGATCGCCATATTCGAGACCGGCGGCGGGGAGCCAGACCAGACCCAGGGCGATGCCTATGACATGCCGACGTTCCAGGTGCGGGCCCGCGGGGACGCATTCGGGTACAGCGATCTGCGGACGAAGATGCAGGCCGTATTCACAGCCCTGAACAACGCCACCGTCTCGGGCTACGTTTTCATATTTGCAGATTCATCAGGACCCATCCCGATGGGATACGACAAGAACAACCGACCGGAATTAGCTTGGAACTTTTCCACCATGAAAGCCCGCTAACGACGATATATCTTGTGGGCGGAGGCCCATCGCTCCAGGGATTCAACTGGAGCAAATTGGCAGGAAAGCCAACGATCGCAATCAACAGGGCATACGAGCAGGTACCCGACGCCGGTATCGTGTACTTTGCCGACCTCAGATTCTGGAACTGGCACAAGGCCGGCCTCCTCGCCCACCCAGGCACGATCATCACCGGATGCAAGCACATCACGCACCAGGACGTGCTGACATTCCGCATCACCGGCAAGAAGGGCCTGGACATGAACCCATGGGCCCTCCGGAGCGGGAACAGCAGCGGATACGCAGCCATCAACCTGGCGGCACATATATTCGCCCTGCGAGGGAGCAAGGGAACTAGCCTGATTAAGCGGATCGTCCTAATGGGCTATGATATGCAGACCGACAATGGCCGCCACCATTGGCATGACGGATACCAGGTCAAGAACAAGCCGGATATCTACGACAAAATGGTGGACTATTTCGCCACGATCGCAGGCCCACTACAGGACAGAGACATCGAGGTAATCAACACGAGCATGGACTCACGCATCGACGCATTCGAAAAGCGGGAATTCGACGACCTATGAACAAGCATCACACAGCGTACATCACCCTTAAAAAGCACGACGCCTATCCATGGCGAGAACTCCATGCCGGCGTCAAACAATGCGGAGACCTGACCGTGGCCGTATGGGACCCGAAGACCTACGACGCCCTGAGCATCGCTGCAACGTGGAACAAATACGGGACAGCCGCTAGAGTGGCCGACCAGGTGAAAGCCGCCGGAGGGACCCACATCGTGCTTGAGAACGGCTATCTGCGGCGAGATCTAGGCTACTACGCCATAGGACTGAACGGCGTGAACGGAAAGGATGATCGCAAGATCCTGGTCAGGCGACCCAGGCGATTCCGAAAGCTGGATATCCGGATCCAGCCCAGGCACAAGGGAGGCCGGCACATCCTCGTGATCGGCCAGCGGGGAGGCGGATACAACGATATGGCCATGCCTAATGACTGGCCGGAGAAGATAATCCACGAGATACGGGCAATAACAGACAGACCAATCCACTACCGACCGCATCCAGGCCGCGAGAGACGCCCGTGTAGCGTTCCAACCGGATATAGGGAGGTCAGCACCAAGCATCCAATAGCCGAGGCCCTGAGAGGCGCCCACGCTGCCGTTGTCTGGACCAGCAACGGGGCCACCGACGCACTAATATGGGGCGTGCCCGTATTCTACTGCGGGCCAGCGATCGCCATCCAGGAGGTCGCGCAGCGCGGGATCCAGAACATCGAGACACCAGCCATCTGGCAAGAAGCCCACCAGGTGGATATCCTCCAGGAACTGGCACACCGACAATTCCACATCAGCGAAATAGAGCGAGGCACAGCATGGCGAATAATGACAGGCCGCTACGCGTAAATATTTACGTGGGCGAGGGACGGAGATCGAAGATCGTCTGCCGATCGCTATACCAGGGGGCACACATAAAATGCGATGCCAAGATGCTCGTTACCAGCCGGTACGAGAGACCGGATCCCGACGTCCAGGTGGCAGCATTCTACGGCCTGAAGGACCGGCTGCTGGATATCTTCGAGGACTACAAGGCAGCCGGCAAGAAGTCGGTCCTGGTCGACCTGGGATACTTCGGGCGCCACGACGGAGGAAGGCTGGCCGGATACCATAAATTCACCGTGAATGACCACAGCCCACTGGCCTACTTCCAGAAGCGGCAGCACGGGCCAGACCGGATCAAGAAGTTCGGGATAAAGCTCAAGCCGATGCGGAAGCGGGGCCAGTACATCCTCCTGGCCGGCATGAGCGGCAAGGGCGCCGGCGTCTTCGGATACAAGCCGGAGGCGTTTGAGAAGGAAATGGTAAAGCGGATCAGCCAGGTGACGAACATGCCGATCCTGTACCGACCGAAGCCATCCTGGAAGGACGCCAGGCCGATAGAGGGGACCTTCTTCTCACCACCAGGGCAATCATTGGAAACCGACCTAAAGAGGGCATACGCAGTAGTAACGCACCACAGCAATGTGGCGATCGACGCCCTGATCGACGGCGTGCCGATATTCGTGATAGGCAAGAGCGTGGCATCACCACTAGCCAGGTACATGCCAGAGGACATCGAGAACCCATATTACCCGAGCGATGAGGAACGGCAGCAGCTGCTCAACGACATTGCCTATACCCAGTGGAGCATCGCCGAGATGACGAACGGGCGAGCCTGGCAGCATCTGATTAACGAGGGGATCATATGAAAGCAATAATGTACCAATCGATAAAGTCCAGGGAGGCGATCATTGGAGCGGCCATGCAGGCGGGGGCACGGAAACACGGCATCGATTTTGAGATCGTGCACAAGTATGAGGGCGTGATCGAGGACGCGGATATAGCCGTGACCATTGCCGTAAAGGGCCCGACTAAGCAGATCATGGAGGAGTACAGGGCGGCAGGGAAGCACGTAATCTATATCGACAAGGGATACTACCGGATCAACAGCGGAGACCCTGACAACCCTCTGTCGCACTGGAGAGTGGCCGTTGACGCCTACCAACCGCTCGCATACTTCCAGGACATACCCAGGCCACCGGACAGGTGGGACATGCTAAGCAGGACCATTCATAAGCGCCGCAACGAGGGGAACGATATCGTGTTCGCCGGATCATCCGAAAAATACCACCGGCTGCATGAGCTGCCGCACCCGACCGAATACGCGAAGATGATTATTAACCAGATCCGGATCCAGAGACCGACCAGCAGAATCATCTACCGACCGAAGCCATCCTGGAAAGCAGCCACCGAGATTGAGGGGACCACCTTCTCCGGAGGCAAGCGCAAGCTGATCATGGAACTGGCCGAGGCATGCGCCCTGGTGACGCACGGTAGCAACGCAGCGCTTGATTCGCTCATGTTCGGCGTACCGGTATTGGTGCTCGGGAAAGGGATAGCCAGCCCGCTATCGATGAGACGGATGGAGGACCTACGCACGCCATGGATCCCGAAGCGGAGAACCATCCAGCAATGGGGCCAGGACGTGGCGTATTGCCAATGGACCCTGGACGAGATGCGGAGCGGGGAAGCATGGGCCACCATAAAGGAGCGGCTGGACTAATGCGGATCCTGTTTTATGTGAACGAGAAGCG